CCTCTTGTGGGATTAAGTGGGCAGATTTAAATCAGGATAAATGGACTCTAGGCTGGCGACCTGATAAGGAAGAAATAGAAGATGAGATAAATAGAAGAACATCTGTTTCTGTCTATTTCTCTTCTTAGAAAATATATAGAAGAAGAGGTGTGCAATTATGCTAAATTTCCATGAAGTCAATGTGCTGGGTGGCATTTGTGATTCAACAGTTGGTAGGTCTTCAACAGTTAACTCTCCTACAATGTCAATTAAAACAACCTTGCAAAGTGATAAATTTTCTGTTACATACATGACTATTGTAAACTTAGGATCTGTCCGTGAAATGAGAGATCTTGCAAAGAGATATGAAGAGGAATCTTCAAAGCTTATTAATGAATATATGAAGCATGTTAAGAAGGATTTTAAGGTGGGAGCAGGTAGGTCACTTAAGGTTAAAGAGCTGTCTTCAAATGATACATTTGATATAATTACTGTGTCAGCTTATTCGCCAAGAAGGAATGCTTATTATAAAAGAACAGTAACATTTCGTGTGGAATAATGGCATCTGCTAACAAGTCACGTCAGATTAAGGAGATCATTAAGTGTGGAAAAGATCCAGTCTACTTCTTTAATAAGTATACAAAGATTCAACATCCAGTTAGGGGACTAATACCCTTCGACACCTATGGGTTTCAGGATGACTGTGTTAGTGATTTTATTGATAATAGATTTACAATAATCGTTAAGTCAAGACAGCTTGGTCTTTCAACCCTAACAGCTGCATATGCTACGTGGCTTTGTATTTTTCAAAAAGATAAAAATATCTTAGTCATTGCAACAAAGCTTAGCGTTGCACAAAACTTTATTAAAAAAGTTAAAACTATCTTAAGAAATCTTCCACCATGGCTTGTATTACCACAACTTGTTACCAACAATAAGCAACTTTTAGAATTTAGTCACGGATCATCAGTTAAGGCAATTCCAACATCTGAAGACGCAGGTCGCTCAGAAGCGCTATCACTGCTAATTGTAGACGAGGCAGCTTTTGTTAGAAATTTTGATGATCTGTGGATGGGGCTTTATCCAACAATCTCTACTGGTGGAAGAGTTGTCATTCTATCTACACCGAACGGTGTTGGAGGACAATATCATGAGCTTTTTACAAATGCTGAGGCAGGATTAAATGAGTTCAAAGCAATTAGGCTTCCATGGGATGTTCACCCCGAGAGGGATAAAGAGTGGTTTGATAAAGAAACTAGAAACTTTTCTGCTAGAAAAGTTGCTCAGGAGTATCTTTGTGACTTTGCATCATCAGGAGAAACGTTTCTCACTGATAATGATATAAAGTTTTTACAATCTCAGATCATGGGACCAGTTGATAGGGGTGGAAGAGATATGAATGTCTGGATCTGGAAATATCCCCTATCGGATCACAGATACGTTTTATCTGCAGATGTTGCGAGGGGAGATTCTAAGGATTATTCAGCTTTTCATGTTATTGATGTTGACGAGGGAGAGGTAGTTGCCGAGTATAAGGGAAAGATACCCCCAGATGATTTTGCTGTTCTTATAAATGAATTTGGTCTCAAGTATAATAAGGCAGTGGTCTGTCCTGAAAATAATAGCTATGGATTTGCTACAATTATAAAATTAAAAGATTTAAACTATCCAACGCTATATTATAGAAGACGAAAGGCTGTTACAATTGGCGGCTATATTCCGCCAGGAGATACATCTATAGCTGGATTTACTACCAGTGGAAAGACAAGGGGAATGATTCTAACAAAATTAGAAGAGGTGATTAGAAATAAGCAGATAAAGATCTATTCATCAAGATTCTACGAAGAGATGAAAACATTTATCTGGAAGGGAAATAAGGCACAGGCAATGAGAGGTAATTACAATGATGATCTCGTCATAAGCCTTGCCATCGGATTGTGGCTCTATGATTCAGCATCAGATCACAGTAGAAACTCAGCTGCACTTAACAAGGCTATGCTAGAGGCAATGTCTGTAAAGACAAATACATTTGATATGCCACGCGACGTTCCGTCTGCTGTCACTGACGGTCGACCATATAATCCTATAAGAACAGACTCAACCGGAGGAAATAATGGTCGATGGGAAGACAAGTGGGGAGAAAAGAGTGCTATACCCCCTGAACTAGAATGGGTGTATAAGTAATTTATGTAGAGATGCCCATGCTGTATGGTAGATCTGGAGAGTTTTATGGCTGAAAATAGACAACAAGGCCTCTTTAGAAGGCTAACAAGCCTTTTTAGAAGCGGACCCGTTGTAAAGAGAAGAATTAAATCAACAAAGGGTGATAGTCCGTCATCTGCATTTGACATATTTGGAAAGTCACAAAGTCACGTCTACAGCACAGCTATGAGCGCATATGGCACATATGATAGAATGGCTAGATATAGTGACTTCTCAGAGATGGAGTATACACCGGAGATAGCAAGCGCATTAGATATCTATGCAGAGGAATCTGCTGCAACTGATGAAAACGGGTATGTTCTTCACATACACTCAGAGAATCAAAAAATTAAACAGCTTCTTGAAGATCTTTTCTTTGATACAATCAATGTTGAATTTAATCTAACATCTTGGGTTCGAAATCTATGCAAATACGGTGATTTTTTTCTTTTTAATGATGTGTCTCCAGAGCACGGTGTGATCAATGTCATTCCAATTCCAGTGAATGAGATAGAAAGAGAGGAGGGCTTTGATCCAGAAGATCCCATGGCTGTGAGATATCGGTGGGTCACTCAGGGAAACCAGGTATTAGAGAACTGGCAGGTGACACACTTTAGGCTTCTTGGAAATGATGCATTTCTGCCATACGGCTCCTCTGTGCTTGAGTCTGCTAGAAGAATATGGCGTCAGCTTATTCTAGTTGAGGATGCGATGCTTGTCTATAGGGTCGTCAGGTCTCCCGAGAGAAGGGTATTTAAGATCGATGTTGGAAATGTACCGCCAGAGGATATCCCAAACTACATGGAACAGGTTCAAACAACGTTAAAGCGGGCACAGGTTGTTGATAAAAATACAGGAAGAGTTGATCTAAGATATAATCCTCTGTCTGTTGATGAGGATTACTATCTTCCAGTACGGGGATCTGAGTCTGGAACAGAAATTACTACACTTGCTGGCGGTACAAACGCTACAGCGATTGAAGACGTTCAGTACATTCAGAAGAAGTTATTCGCTGCGCTTAAGATTCCAAAAGCATATCTTGGATATGATGAAGGACTCGGAGCTAAGGCAACTTTGGCACAGGAGGATATTAGATTTTCACGTGCGATTAACAAGATCCAGAGAACTCTTATATCTGAATTAAATAAGGTTGCCATTATCCACCTATACTCATATGGATTTGATGGAGAGGATCTCCTAGATTTCAGCCTTCAGCTTTCTAATCCCTCTACAGTTGCCCAACAGCAGAAGTTGGAGCTATTTCGGTCTAGATTTGAGATTGCAAGTGGACCCCCTGAGGGTCTTGTTGATAGAAACTTTTTAAGAAAGACAATACTTGGACTAACAGATAAGCAGATAGAAGACATAGAAAGGGGCAAGATTCATGACAAGATTATAGATCTTCAAGTTGAAGAGACAAAGCTTCCAGTATCAGATGAAGAAGGCGGCGAAGAAGGCGGTGAGGAAGAAGGCGACGAAGACATGGGCGGCGAGGAAGAAGAAATGGCCGCTGATGATAGAAATACCCTAGGATTACCAGTCCTAACAGGTGATAAGTCAAAATACTCTAGATCTTTAGGCGAAATGGATGATTTTGATGATAATATAGTGACGTTTAAGCTAGATGACGAGAAAGGTCCAATAAGAGCTCAAAATAAGATTAAGAAATATTCAAATTTAATTTCTGAGGATGATGAAAGAGCTGAAAGAGATGAGGAAGACGACGTAGACATAGATGTAGACATAGATGTAGATGTAGATGTAGATGTAGACGATTATTCATCTAAAGAAAAAGAGAGAAGAAATCGACGCCGCAGGGTGAAAAATGCTGCAACTGTAGCAGGTGACAGGGGTCTTTTTCCAAACTTAGCAAAGATGACTGGAATTGATAGAAAGAGAGGTTCAAATACAGGTGATCCGTATGGTACTCAATCTCTCGGTAGAGCTATGAAAAATCTTATAGATCCAAATCCGCTAAGAGAGGAAGATGAACAACTAACATCAGATGATGAGTCATTCTTTGAGAGCTTCTTTAGCAAAAAGATCACTCAGCAGGCCAAGATGACCTCAGATGTAAGATCAACATTGAAATCACTTGGGAATAGTATAAATATTGATAGCAGCAAGGTTCTTGTTGAATCACCAGACGAAGAAGAGACGGGTTGATATGAAAAATTCTCACAATAAAAAGAGAAATATTGGAATAATTTATGAATTACTTCTGCGTCATGTCTCCGATAGGCTTATTGAGGGAAGAAGCGAAGATGCACAGACTGGCCTTAATATCATTGAAAATTATTTTAATGAAAATACTGAAATTTATAAAGAGTTTAGACTCTTTAACGCTCTTGTTAAGTCGACAGTTAGTGCGACATCTGTTGCTGCTGCAATATTAACTGAAGCGAAAGGTGCAGCCAGAAGATGTAATTTTGAAAAACTTGATAGAGAAAAATCACTTCTTATTAGAGAGATTAACCATGGTCTCAATGATAATGGTTTTTACTATAGAAGAATACCAGACTATACGACATACGCAACAATTCAAACACTTTTAAATGAATGGAGAAGGGGTGATAGATCTGATCTATCAAAGCTTGTTATCTATGAGTCAAAGGTTGTTGAGTGGCTATTAAAGGAAAAGAAAGAAGAATCTATTGATGATCACTATGATCCAAATGTTGACAATCTTGTTGTTAAAATCTTAACTGAAAAATTTAATAAAAAATATATTGACAGGTTAAATGAAGAGCAAAAGGATATCATTAAATCGTACGTTTTTTCAATGAATTCAGATGGTGGTAGGTCAATTAAGTCGAAGCTAGCCCTAATAAAGGAAAATACAATTAATCAAATTGATGAGCTCAAAAGAACAGCTAACAGTCAGGTTATCTTAGAAAAGATAGATGAAGTTAGATGTAATATTCAGGGTATAGATTTAGAAATAATCAGTGATTCAACTATTTCTAGATTTCTCTTGATGTCAAAGCTTAAAAGTGAATTAGTGGAGTGATGATGGATAATAAGTTAAAATTATTAACAGAGTGGATGCCCCTTAAATATGATGCAGAGATGATAGAAGAGAATATGAGAAGGGACGGAGGAAAAATTATTCTAAAAGGTGTTCTTCAAAAGGCAGATACACTTAATCAAAATGGAAGAATCTATCCAAAGTCAATCTTGGAAAGAGAAGTAAAAAACTATCAAAAATTTATTCGTGAAAACAGGGCATTAGGTGAGTGCGACCACCCAGATTCATCAGTAGTGGAGCTTAAGAATGCATCTCATATCGTTAGAGAGGCTCACATGGATGGTGATATCTGCTATGGTTCTGTTGAGCTACTTAATACGCCTAGCGGCCAAATTCTCCAAAGCCTTGTCAAGTCCGGTGTAACCCTTGGAATCTCGTCTAGGGGTGTTGGTACGACAAGAAGTCAGGGAGACACACAGCTAGTTCAAGATGATTTTCAGCTAATCTGTTTCGACATGGTCTCGGAGCCTTCAACTCCAGGTGCATTTATGATGAATGAGGGAAAAGAGATCAATGCTAGTGAATTAGATAAGACTTTTACTAAGAGTGACAGGGTTGATAGAATATTTAATGAAATACTATCATGGGGAGATGAGTAATGGGTGAATATTATCCAGAAAGAGGCGCTGGACCAAATTTCGTTCCAGCATATCAGGCTTCAGGTGTTCCTTTTGTGACTTCATCGCTTTCAAGTGATCTAACAACAACACCTGTTCAGATAGATTTTCCATATGTGACTCGTTTCTTTGTTGTTAATAACATAGGATCTGTTCCAATAAGGGTTGGATTTACAGAAAACGGTGTTAATGCAAAGGGATCTGGTAACTCTAGCAACTATTTTCTTCTCGAGGCGTCTGGATCAACTGGACGTCTTGAGCTAAGGTGCAAGTCTTTATTCATAAGAACATCAAATTCAACAGGCGGATATACACTTCTTGCTGGATTGACCGGTATCAGCTCAGGGCAATTTCCAGTTTTAACTGGAACTGTCTCAGGATCTGCTCCTGGTCCTGTAGATGAAAAATTCCAGGGTGTCGGATAATGGCAAAGCTTTCAAGAAATGACCTTAAAGGAATCGTTAAGGAGTGCTTGATTGAAATATTAAATGAGGGAATTTCAGGAGATATGCCCGTAAGAAGGCCACAGATTTCAGAATCAAGATTGAAATCTAGAACTTCTCGAGCAAGTGTAGCAGCCTCTTCATCAACACCGAGCAGATCTGTGCTTGATTCTATAACGTACGGAAATAAGAGAAAGAGTAAGGGTAAGCAGGTTGCAAATGAAAAATTTGATAGAAATGTAAGTAATACTATTGAAAATCTTACAAGTGATCCCATCTTATCTTCAATATTTCAGGATACTGCAAGAACAACACTTCAAGAGCAGAAAGATGCAAGAGTTGCTGATAGCGGAATGATGTCACATGAAGCTGCTGTTCTTACTCAAGGAGACTCAGCAGCAAGAGTTGCTTCACAATCAGATCCAATGGATATGTTTTCCGAATCGTCTGAAAAGTGGGCACAGCTTGCTTTTTCATCTCCTACTAGCAAGTAGATTGAGTATTTTTAACTCGACATAATATGTATAGTTGTGATTCAATATCTCAATAGGAGAGCTTAAATGTCCAGATCTAAAAAACTTACTCCCAATCTTCTTAAGCAGCTTGTGCTAGAAGAGAAGCAGAAGATTGAGAAAGAGGCAAAAGAGGTTAAGGCCAAAGATATGGCTAATACCCTTGCAAATAAAGTTGATTATCTAAAGGTTCTTAAGATTCATGAAGCAAAGCTTGCTAGAAAGCTTAAGAAAGTTATGAGAGAAAGAGCAAAGATTAAAAAGTTAATTATGAAGGATCTCTAGAATGCCGACTCATAAGCAAGGAACTGTGGTATCCGTCGGACCAGTTGGAGACGGCGGTCTTGGAAGTAGAAAAGATTCTAATCTTAAGGCACTATTTCCTGGATCACCATTGTATGATGGAGGCTATGATGAGCAATCTGTTTTCAATATCGGCATATCAGCATTTAATGGAAATGGAGGTAAGGGAGATAAGCCCACTGGAACAACAAACGGAGTTGTTAATGATAGCGGTCACACATTTGGAACATTTGATCTGAACTATGGATCTGCTCCTGCAATAACTGATGTAAAGACAGGCGGAGGAGGGCTTCCCTCATCTCCCTATACACCAAATCCAACATCTCCAGGGCCGGGCAGTGTTTTTGCAAATGATCAAGATGCGTTTACAGGAGAGATTCCTGATCCTGGTGTAGAGTTTGGATCTGGACTGGGCGGATTAGCTCTACCATCTGAGACATCAAAGGGTATATCAGAACAGACGATCGGATCATACATATCTGGAAGATCTTACGAGGGATCTGACGGTAAGGTATAGAGTTGATGCGACGCTATTGTCGAATCAGAAGGCTAATACGGTCCATTCTTAATGAAGGAGGATTGCCAGGCCCACCATCAACATCCTATGTTCCGTATGACAGTAGAAAGGGTCATGGATATGGAACAATTGATCCAGAATTTGACATCACTTATAAGATGGGATCAATATATCCCTACACAGAACCGCCTGAAAGCGATGTTGATGAAGATTCTGATGATATCTCTGATATCTTTAGTGGAAATACGTCGTCTATTGATAAATTTGTCAGAATGATAAATAAGAATGTAATGAGAAATGATCCGTCTAGAAGGGCAGACCGAGCTTCATTTGTATCAAATCAGAGAATTAGTGTTCGTGAGACTAATATCCCTATGAGAAAGGGAGACAGTCTTTACGGAACAATGTCTCCAATTCCCAAGAAGGCTCTGTATGGTAGCTTTGATGGTCCTGCCATTGGCGGATCATCTGCAAACGTTGCGTTTAATCCCGGTCCTCTTAAGCGAACAGGAACACAATACGGAACAAGTAGGGCACCACTATATCTAGGCTCAGAGCAAGATGATCCAGGTGATGACATTGCTGCATATACACTCGAGGATATACTTGAGCCAGATGTAAAAGCTGTCGTAAAACAGAGAAGAAGGGCTAGAAGAGAAACGAGAAGAAGGGCTAGAAGAGAAACACAGTGACTAATTAAAGTTAATAGTCAATTGTAGTTTGCAACAGAGATGAATAATTAAGATTGTTGAAGGAAATAGTGAATGTCTAAGACTCTTTATGATGAAGCGATTGCAGAAGCTAGACAGCTAAGAGAGCTAGCAGAAAAAAATGCCAAGCAAGCCATTGTTGAAGCTGTAACTCCAAAAATTAGAAAATTTATAGAAGATCAGCTTATTAGTGAGTCAAGAGAAGACTCTCTAGAGCTTAGTGATTCTGCACAAAATTTAATTTCTGAATCATCTAAAGATAAAGATGATGTAATTCTTGATGAGTCAGCTTTAAATACTTTGCTTAGGCTTACTGGACCAGTAGATGAGATGGATGCACACATAAAACAAAGATTTTTTAATGCGTTCAGCGATTCAGCCAACCTAATAGGAAATCAAAGAAGAGAAAAACTTTTAGAGATAGCAAAAAAGCTTCAGAATGATTCTGGAACTTTATCCTCTGGTGGCATAGTTATAGACCAGGAATTAAATTCTATTCATATTAAGGAGAATTCTGATATGTCGAGAAATCGTGAGACACTTTACGAAGTTGATCTTAATGACATCGTTAGCAGTCTTTATGAGTCTACTGAACCTAGTCATGGAGACCTCTCTAGTGAAAGTAGCATTAGAGAGATGCTTCGTGAGCTTGAGGATGGGGAAGCAGGAGAGGCATATGACCCATTGCAAGAGTATGATCTCTTCTTTGAACAAGATGAGCCTGAATCTGAGGTCGAGGAAGAAGAGGTCGAGGAAGAGGCGCCTGAGGGTGAGCTTCCTCCAATGGACGAGCCTGAGGGCGGTGAGCTCCCACCAGATGTCGAGGAGCGCCTCGATGATCTTGAAGACGCTATCATGGCAGCACTTGCAGGCGGCGGCGGAGAAGCTCCAGAAGGCGCCGAGCCAGAAGGTCTAGAAGGACTTGAGGATCTTGAGGGCGGTGAGGGAGAGGAGTCTCCTGAGGAGCTTGCTGAAGTTCTCGATGTTGATCTCAATATGCTTAAATCAGAGATCCGTCGCATGAAGCGACTTTCAGAGACAGGACGCGATGCAGATCCTGACGCAATGGAAGAAGAGACATATTATGAGGAAGGGGGCGAAGAACAGCCCCCAGTTAAAGAAGAAAATAGAAAACTGCGTAGAGCGATATTAAATCAGGGCCGAAGTAATCGTGCCATGCGCTCTAAGCTCGATGAATACAGAAGTGCCGTTGGATCACTTCGTGAGCAACTTACAGAGATGAATCTATTCAATGCGAAGCTACTTTATGTTAATAAGATGCTTCAGAATAGAGATGTTTCATCAGCGCAGCGTCGTTCCGTAATTGAGGCTCTCGATAGCGCGAGAAGCCTCCGCGAGGTTAAGCTCCTATATAAGAGCCTAACCGAGTCTATTGGAAATAGAAAGAGCGGAAGAACGCTGACTGAATCAGCTGTTCGAAGAAATCTTGGATCAGCATCCCGTACCACCACGCAGTCTTCATCAACCAATAGTCAGGTTGCTGAGGTCGGCAGGTGGGCCAAACTCGCGGGAATCACAGAGTAATCAATTCATCAAACTTAGGAGTAAATTAAGATGAGTAAATCCTTTACGTTAAATCAACTAACAGAGGGTATTCGCCAGAGACATCTAGGTTCTCAAAACAAGCGTCTCGTTGAGAAGTGGTCTCGTACCGGTCTTCTTAGAGGCCTTGACGGACAGCACAGAGAGAATATGGCGGGCCTTCTTGAAAATCAGGCTGCACAGCTTCTTAGAGAAGCTAACTCGATCGGCACAGGTGCCGGTGGAGGTACAGCCTCCGGAGACCTTAACGGTTTCACAAATATCGCATTTCCAATTGTTCGTCGTGTTTTCGGCGGTCTAGTGGCAAATGAGCTAGTTTCAATC